TACACCCTAAACTAACTGAAAAAGAAAACGGAAAAAGAAACGCTCCTGTTCCTTACGATTTAAAAGGTGGCAGCGAATGGTTTAATAGTGGTAAATGTATGATAACAGTACACAGGCAAGACCCTACATTTAATTTAGCTGAATTACACTTTAATAAAATTAAACCACGTTCAAACGGAAATATTGGAATGATTGAAATTTGGTTTGATAAAGAAAAATTGTGTTATTTTGAACAATCAAACCCTGCGCCAAATGTATATGAAAAAACTTTTGCTTGTAAACAAACAATTTAAAAAATAAAAAAATGGAACTTGAATTATTAAGCAGTAGAATAAACTTAAACCACACTTGTTTAAAACTTGAAGTAAGCATTGAAGACATAAAAACGAAACACCCAAACCGAACAGACTTAATAACTTCAATGGAACAAAGTTTGTACGAAATAAAAAAAGCAATGGTTGTTTACCAAACGTTAGAAAAAGAATTTAGAACTGCAAGGCAAATTAACTTTGACCTTCAGCATATAAATTTAGAGCAGATGCAGGAAATACAAAATTTTAAAAGACAAATAGAGTTAAACAATATTGACTTGTGAAAACACGAACTAAAAAATGTTTTAACTGCAAAGAAGAATTTGCACCGTACAGCACACTACAAAAGTTTTGTTTAAAAAACGAATGTATAAAAGCAATGGTTGAAACGCAAAAATTAAAGGAATGGAACAAGAAAAAAAAGAAATTAGTTGAAGACTTAAAAACTGCAAACGACTATTTAAAAATAGCGCAACAGGTGTTCAATAAATTTATTCGTTTTCGTGACGCTGGATTAAATTGTATTTCGTGCAACAAACCTTGTAAAAAAGAAAATGCCGGACATTACTATTCGCAAGGTGGACATTCAAACGTAAGGTTTGACGAAGACAACGTACACTTGCAATGCGAAGCTTGTAACACTTACTTAAGTGGTAACTTACTTAACTATCAAATAGGTATAGAAAAACGAATAGGCTCACAAAAACTAATGGAACTCCAAGCAATTGCACACGAAACAAAGAAGTGGACAAAAGACGAACTAAAAGAATTAATTGCAACCTACAAACAAAAACTAAAATGATAGAAATAAACGTAACTGAACAACAATTAGAACGTGCAAAAACCTTATATGAGTTTAAAGTTTTAAATAATTCTATCAGTAAAGGCAAAGGAAATTTAATTGGGGCAATTGGTGAAATAATTGTTTTTGATTATTACACAAACAAAGGAAAAAATGTAGTTCACGCACAAGATTTTGAATTTGATTTAATAATTGAAAAATATAAAATTGAATGTAAAACTCAATCGTCTAATTATACGCCAAAAAGTAATTACGATTGCAAATTAAGCACGTTTAACGATAGTCAAAATTGCGATTATTATTGTTTTTTACACGTCTTAAAAGATTTTAGTAAAGTTTGGATAAAAGGAATGCTATCAAAAGAAAACTTAAACAAATTAAAGATTTTAAAAAAAAAGGGTGAACGCTGCGATGTATACAAAGATTTTATTTTTCCTGAAGACACTTGGATTGTAAAAAACCACCAACTTAAAAAAATAAATTAAAAAAATAGTTGTTTATTAAATAACTATTCTTATATTTGCATATATTATTAACTTAAATTATTTAACTATGAAACATTTATTTAAAAGTTTAGCAGCGTTCCAACAAGAAGTTCCTGTTATTCACAAAGCAACACAAGGTTACGGTTACACTTACGCAGACTTGCCGAAAATTTTTGAAGTAATAAACCCACTTCTAAAAAAGCACGGTTTAGGGTTTACACAATTAATTAACGGAACGCAAATTGCAACCTGTTTATTTCACGTTGAAAGCGCAGAAAGTATTGAAAGTAAAATTGATATTCCGCAAGGAGTAATTTTAAAAGGAATGAACGAGTTCCAAGTATTAGGTAGTGCAATTACTTATTTAAGACGTTACGCGTTAAGTTCGATGCTTGGTTTAGTTACGGACAAAGACACAGACGCAAGTGGCGAACAAGTAAAACACGAACCTAAAAAAGCTACAATAGACAACGCACGTTTTCAAAAAGCTATTGACGCAATTAGCAAAGGAGAATACACCGTAGAAGAACTAACAACAAAGTTTAGTTTAACAACTGCGCAATTAAAAACGTTAGAAGTATGAAAATACGTTGTTCAGCATTGGGGCGGTTGATGACCGCTCCACGCACCAAGACCGAAACATTAAGCAAGACCGCAAAGAGTTACATTCAAGAACTTGTTTTAGAACACAAATACGGCATTAAAAAAGAGTTTAGTTCACGTTACACGGACAAAGGTTTGCAATGCGAAGACGAAGCAATTAGTTTAGTAAACGATGTTTTGGGTTTAGGATTTATATTTAAGAACGAAGAACATTTTAATAACGAATGGATTACAGGAACACCCGACGTAAACACGAATGATGTTTTATTAGACATTAAATGCAGTTACGAAGCACATACGTTTCCGTTCTTTGAAGACGAAATACCTACTAAAGATTACTACTATCAATTGATGGGTTACCTTTGGCTTACGAATAAAACCGAAGCGTTATTGTGTTATTGTTTAGTAAATACACCTTTAGAGATAGTTGAAGACGAAATACGCAGGGAGCATTGGAAGCAATTTAAAATTGACGAAGACGCAGAAATTAGAGAATATGTAGAAAAAAAACATAACTTCGACCACCTTCCAGAACAAACAAAAGTAAAAGTCTTTAAAATAGAACGTGACGAAACTGTAATTTGGGAAATACAAAACAAGGTTGAAGAAGCAAGAATTTATTTTAACAGTTTAATTGAAACAATATGAAAGCAATACTTGAATTTAATTTGCCTGAAGACAAAGAATATTTTGACTTTGCAAACAACGGAATAAATTACTATTCAGCATTGTGTGAGTTTGACAATTGGTTAAGAAGTGAATACAAATACAACGGTAACGAACCAATGTTTGAAGTAAGAAAAAAACTAAACGAATTTATTAACGAAAACAACGTGAAAATATGAAAGAGAAAACAATAGCAATTATTATTTGGATAGCAATTTATGGTTTTGCTGCCGTTGGTATTTACAATTTATTTAATTGGTTGATATGACACCAAAAGAGAAAGCAGATGAGTTATTTTGGAAATATAGACCAATAATAGCGGGAAAACAATTTGTAACAGGTTTGGTATTAATGTCAGAAGCCAAAGAATTAACAAAACAATGTGCATTAATAGCAGTTGATGAGATAATCAAAGTTTGTCCATATATAAGGCACAAAGATTGGGAAACCTTAGAACAATTAAACGCTTCAAATATTTACTTTGTAGAATTTTGGAATGAAGTCAAACAAGAAATAGAAAAACTATGAACATACAAATACAAGATAAAAACGTTTTAAGCGTAATGGCTAAATTCAAGGAACGTTCAGAAGCAGGAATAAAGAAATACAAGACAACGTTAGAACGAACTGATTTAACAACGTTAGAATGGCTTACACACGCACAAGAAGAAGCAATGGACTTTGTTCTATACTTGGAGCGACTAAAACACGAATACAAACAAAATAAATAAACAAAAATGGAAACAAGAAACAACACAGGTGCAATTTTTAAGAACGACAACAAAAAAGCGGAAAATCATCCTGACTACAAAGGCAAAGTAAACGTAAATGGTAAGGATATGGAAGTTGCTTTATGGCTAAAAACTTCAGCGAAAGGAGTTAAATTTATGTCAGCTTCATTCAGCGAACCATTTGTAAAAGGTGAGCCACAAATTAACGGAACTTTAAAACAACCAAGTTATGTTAATTTAGATGTAAACGACGATTTACCATTTTGATATGTACATACAAGACGAACAATTACGAATTGAAGTAAAAAAGATTTTAAGGTTAAAAACACGAAACAGCATAGTTAAAGAAATACAGGACAAAGGAAACAAATTCCACTTTTTTCAACTTACAAACTTTTTGGAAGGCAAAGACGTTTCACTTTCAACGCTTAAAAAAATAGATTATTACATAAATAAATAAAAAAATAAATTATGAAAAAAACATTTAAAATTGTTGCTGTAATTTTAGCAATTGGAAGTTTAACAAGTTGTTATGATTTTAATCGTAAACAAGAAAGATTAGACCGTGAAAATGAAGGCAAAGGTATTCTAATGAAGGCGAAATATGAGAAACAAGCAAAAATAGAAGAAGCTAAAGCCAATTATGAAAGTGCGAAATTAGAAGCACAAACAAAACAAATTAGAGCAGAATCTAATTCTAAAGCAAATGCAATTGAAGCACTTGCAAAGGCAAAGGCTATAAAATTTGTTTCAGATGCGATTCAAAACAATCCTGATTATATCAAATATATTATGGTTGATGGAATGTATAATCACGGAAAAACAATTTATATACCAACCGAAGCTGGACTTCCAATAATTGAAAGAAAATGAAAGCAACAATTTTTATTTTATTAGGTATTCCTATTGCAATTATAATTTATTTTGGTGTCGCAGTCATAATTAGAGAGTATTTCAGAAAATAAATAAAAGCCGTATAAACGTAGGCGCAGACTTGATTGTTTGCGCTTTTTTTGTTCTACACAACTAATTGTTAATAAATTCGTTTGTTTATTGTTGAAAAATTAATCATACATTTGCTTAATATCTAAACAATGAAATATTGGAATGGTTAACTAAAGTTGCAAAGCATCATAACGAATGGGTCAAAATGGTAAACTCCTTTGGCGAATACTTCTTTGCTGAAGACATCGTACAAGAAACTTACATAATGCTTATGAAGTGGAGTAGCGAAGAAAAACTATTCAAAGACGGACAAATCAGTAAAGGTTATATGTGGTTGGCTCTGAAGAATACTTTCCTTCAGCACGTGAACAAAAACAACAAAATTAAATTTATACCTTTAGACGATGTTTATAATTTAGCAGAAGAAAACAACACAGAAGAAAACGAAGCTTACAACGATTTATTAAATAACATAGATAGTGAGTGTGACAGTTGGCACTGGTACGACAAACAATTATTTGAACTTTACAAAAACACGAATAAAAGTTTAAGACAAATAAGTAGTGAAACAAACATAAGTGTAACAAGTATTTTTAACACTGTTAAGACTTGTAAAAAACGAATTAAAAATAACGTCGGAGAAGACTACGAAGATTTTATAAACCAAGATTACGAACTAATAAAAAAGAAAAAATGAAAAGTAAAGGATTAGGCGATACAATCGCAAAAATTACAGAAGCAACAGGAATTGATAAACTTGTTAAATTTATTGCAGGTGAAGACTGCGGATGTGACGAGAGAAAAGAAAAGTTAAATAAACTATTTCCTTATGCAAAACCGTTATGTTTAACCGAAGACGAGTTTAACACGTTAGACGCTTATTTTAAGCAAAACACGAACACCTTAACAAGCGATGAACAAACAAGTCTAATAGCAATAAACAACAGAGTATTAAACCAAAAATTAACCTTTAGTACTTGTTCAAGTTGTCTTCGTGATTTAGTAAGTAAGCTGCGAGTAATTTATAACGAGTACAGTCCAGAACAAACAGAAGAAAATGCAAGTAACGAAGGTTAAAATTAACAGCATAAAGACGAACCCAAAAAACCCACGTTTAATAAAAGACGATAAGTTTAAAAAGTTAGTTAATTCAATTAAAGAGTTTCCGCAAATGTTAGAACTACGACCAATTGTAGTAGATGAAAACAATATTATTTTAGGTGGAAATATGCGACACAAAGCTTGTATTGAAGCAGGGTTAAAAGAAGTTTTTATTGTACAAGCAAAAGATTTAACCGAAGAACAAAAAAACGAATTCTTAATAAAAGATAATGTAGGTTTTGGTGAATGGGATTGGGATAGTTTAGCGAATGAGTGGGATGTTGAAAAATTAGACGATTGGGGATTAGATTTACCGATTATAATGGACGAACCAAGTTACGAAGATTTAATAGGCGAAGAAAAGAATAAACCCGCTACAATGAAGATAACTTTTAAAACAGTTGAGCAATTACAAGAAGCCGAAAATGATATACAAGAATTAATTGACAGGAAATTTAAAGGGGCGTTTTATTCTATTTCTGCAGGCGAAATATGAAACTTGAAAAGGCATCAAAAAAAGCGGTTCAATACGCTTGTTTAAAATTTCATTATTCGGAAGTTGTTCCTGCTCAATATATTGGATATTCAGTTTTTAATAATATTGGAGAATGGTGCGGAGTTATATTATTTGGTGGTGGAGCATCGGCAAATATGGGAAAACCTTATAAATTAAATTACGGTCAATATTTAGAATTAACAAGAATGGCTTTAAATGGAAAGCAAGAAAGTACAAGTAAAGCAATGTCAATTGCAATTAGATTAATTAAAAAGGATTGCCCAACAATTAAATTATTAATATCTTATTCCGATAAAGGACAAAATCATTATGGTACAATTTATCAGGCAACAAATTGGTATTTTGTAGAAGAAAACGAAAGTAGTGGAAAAGATTATTTTTATAAAGGGAAATGGAGACACGACAGAACTTTAAATACTTATTCAAAAGATTTTTTATCAAAACTCGAAACAAGAAAACGTAGCGGAAAACGAAAATATATTTATCCACTTATCAAAAGTTTAATACCTTTATGTAAGTCATTAAGTAAACCATACCCAAAAAATGCGCAAGAAGTTAATAAGGATAAACACGATGCACCCTGCATTGAAATAGGCGGTTCGAATCCGACCCTTGCGCTCTAATTACACCGAAAATTCACCGAGTTATGGCAAACGAAGAAAATTTAAAACCAGCGTGGCAAAAAGGCGAAAGCGGAAACCTTAAAGGAAAACCTAAAGGTAGCAAGAACCGAAGCACGATAGCAAAGTATTGGTTAGAAACAACACAAAAAGCAAAGAACCCAATAACAGGCGTTGAAGAAACTTTAAGTCAAGAAGATTTAGGAACTTTAGCAATGGTTAAAAAAATGCGCGACGGCGATGTTTCAGCATACAAAGCACTAATGGATAGTGGCTATGGTGCGCCTGTTCAACAAATAGAACAAACAAATATAGAACAACCTTTATTTCCTGATGTTAATACGGACGACTGCAATTAGTAAAATTGCAAAGTTAGACAAGCGAATAAAAATAATTCAAGGCGGTACTTCAGCGGGTAAAACTTTCGGGGTTATTCCGTTATTAATTGACATAGCGACAAAGCACAAAAACACGGAAATAAGTATTGTAGCTGAAAGTATTCCACACTTACGAAGGGGCGCATTAAAAGACTTCGTTAAAATAATGCGTTGGAGCAACCGTTTTTTTGAAAGTAGTTTTAACAAAAGTTTATTAAGGTACGATTTTAAAAATGGTTCATACATTGAATTTTTTAGCGCAGACGATAGTTCAAAATTAAGGGGTGCAAGACGTGATGTTCTTTATATAAACGAATGTAACAACGTAACATTTGAAGCATATAACGAACTTGCAATACGTACAAAAAAACGAATATACCTTGACTTTAACCCAGCGAATGAATTTTGGGTACACACGGAACTAAAAGACGAACCCGACACAGACTTTTTAATTTTAACGTACAAGGACAACGAAGCGTTAGACGAACGAATAGTAACAGAAATAGAAAAGAACCGCTTAAAAGCCACTACAAGCAGTTATTGGGCTAATTGGTGGCGGGTATATGGAGAAGGACTTGTTGGAATGTTAGAAGGAGTTATATTTTCAAACTACAAACTAATTGACACAATACCGCCTGAAGCACGTTTACTTGGTTACGGTTTAGACTTCGGGTATAGCAACGACCCGACAAGCATAGTTGAAGTTTACAATTACAACGGGCAAAGAATACTAAACGAAATATGTTACCAAACAAGTTTACTGAATAACGACATAGCAAAGAAACTACAAAAACACGTTATAGCATACGCAGATAGCAGCGAACCTAAAAGCATTGAAGAAATACGAAGAACAGGACAACAAATTAAAGGAGTAACAAAGGGCGCTGATAGTGTAAACTACGGAATACAAATAATGCAGTCACAAAACTATTTAGTTACGTCACAAAGCACAAACCTTATTAAAGAATTAAGAGCTTACTGTTGGGACGCTGACAAGTCTGGTAAGACATTAAACAAACCGCAAGGAAAAAACGACCACGCAATAGATGCTGTACGTTATCATGAAATGGAAACGTTAGGACTAAACAATACACACGGGCAATACTTTATACGATGAACGATTTAGAAGTAATGATGCAATGCGTACAGATTTACATCTACCAAAAAAAAGGTGTAAAGGTTCGTATTTATTTACGTGATATTAGAGATATTAATATGCTAAAACAAGCATACGATTACATACAAAAAAACGAATACAACAAAACAGCAAATAATTAATTATAGATATATGAAGTTAGAAATAAACGTACCAACTACTTTAAACGAAATACCATTAAAAAGCTACCAAGAATTTTTAAAGGTACAGGAAGGAAGCAACGACGAAGAATTTATAGCACAAAAAATGGTTCAAATATTCTGCGGAATAGAATTAAAGGATATTGTAAAAATGAAGCTTACAAGTTTAAACGAATTAATATTACATTTTAAAAACCTGTTTGAGCAGAAGCCTAAATTTCAACCTACATTTAAAATCGGAAGTCAAGAGTTTGGGTTTATAACTAATTTAGAAGACATAAGTTTTGGCGAATACGTAGACTTGGAAAACAATTTACTAAAGTGGGAAGACTATCACAAAGCAATGGCTGTAATGTACCGACCTATCAAAATGAAGTTCAAAGACAAGTACGAAATAGTTGACTATACACCAATGGAAGAAATGCACGAGTTAATGAAGTTTACACCTGTAGATATAGCAATAAGTTCAAGTGTTTTTTTTTGGAATTTAGGAAGCGAATTATTGACAGCTACGCTTACTTATTTGGAGCGGCAGATAAAGACGAACAAGAAGACGGAAACGAGTTTAGCGAACAAGCTCAATTTGGAAA